CTCTTTTTTAATTGAATCAGCGACATCTCGCTTGATTACAGCCATATTGTCGTCAAGTCGTTTTTCGTATACTGTACCTGCGGCTTTAGCTTTATTACTAACTCCATCAAGTTCAGTCTTAAACTTCTCAACCTCAATTCTTTTTCTTAAGTTAACAGATTCTCTATCTCTTGTTTGTAGGTCACCTTTTAACTTTTTAATTTCTTGTATAGACTGCTTTAGTTGTTGTTGTAACTGAGTAACTTGGTCGGTTCTTTGCATTACACCTTCCATGTCAAATACTTCAGTTTTCTTTAAAACTTCGATTCTATCAACAATACCTTTTTGATAAGCATCCATATAAAATTCTAATTCTGCATATCTATTAGAAGGTAGCGTACTACCTGCTAGATAAATTACATCATATTTACCAACTGTAATATCATTAAATATTTTTATTTGACCTGTCTTATCATCAACAAGCTTTTTATTAATAACATAATCATTCAATGAATTATTAGGTTGTATCACTCTAAAAATCTTTTCACTCTTATATAATTCCTGCATCAATGGTATAGCAACTTGCGCTACTTTAGTTAAACCCGCCTCTATATCAGCTAATTTAGATTTAATCTTTCTTTGTCCAAACTCATCTAAGCTAATAGTAGCTTTATAAGTTTGTGGAGCTGCTGCAGTATTACCCATCATCATTTCATATAAACCAAGTTGATGGTCTATATCTGACTTAGCAGTAGTTTCTCCTTGATACAATTCATTAGGAAGTGGAGATGGCTGAACTGGCATAGGCGCTCCATCTGTTGGGTCATAAGGAATAGCCACTCCTGGCTGAGCCCATTTTTGCTCGAATTCTGCCATATCAACACTGCCCTCTGGTACAAGTATCTTAGTATTAGTACTTGTTGTTGCATGTGCTACTATCAAAGAACGCATCTTATTTATATATTCTTGTAACCCCTTTACCATTCTGACGTCAGATTGAGGATAAGGAGTTCGTGTATGCAAACTCATAAAAGGAACTACCGGATATCTGTCTGTAGGCAATTCTCTACTGTATAAATGCTTATCCCCCATTATTACACACATATAAACTCTCTTAACTTGTGTATTAACAACCTGTACTAATCCTTGCGCAACTATATCATCCATAGTAGTTTCTGCAATATTAACATCCATTGGCTCTGGAGTTGGCGATTCTTGACTAATTCCCATTTGATTCATCATTGCTCTGGATTGAGATTTCTCTTGATTAGTCGCATTTTGTATTTGAGAAATCAATTGCATCGCCTGTTTTTCATCAGTAATAATATTCTGATTTATCATCCAAACTTTTCTTTCAAGATACTGAGCATATTCATCTTCTGTCATTAAATATTCTTTTCGACTAAAAGGTTCATACACTCTATATCTATCAACCATTATTTTATAATATCTTTCGTATCCTCTAAGATACTCAGTATCAGCAGTTCTGTCTACATCCTCTGGAAAATGAACTGCACTATCATTAGCTCTTCCAGTTTCAGGTCTGTCATGGTCAAAATCAGCTGTATTATTATTTGCATTCTTTATAGCCTTATCATACATAGGATATAATCCTGCCGCCTGGTCTTTTGTAAATAATCTAGATATAATTATATTTTCAGCATCTTCAAAAAACTTATCCCTACTATTAGGGTCAACGTATACATCAAGTGGGTCAATATCATGAATACATACTTCACCTTTACCCATATCCATCATAGGGTCTTGATATACATGAATATATCCTAATCCCATCACATAATAATCATCAATCATCTGTCTTATTATTGTTCTGCCATCAGATATATCGTACATATACGCTAATAAAGAACTAAATACCTGAGCAACTTTATTATCAGAATCCTCTCTAGGAGCTACTCTAAATGCAGGTCTATTAGCTGACATCATAGCTTTAGCAGCTTCTACAGCAGGATGAACTCTATTAACGACTATAGGCGCTTGGCCTCTAGCTTTTAATATATTCTCTTGCTCTTCTGTCCATTGTCTACCCAGTCGAAACTCTTTATCTTCTTTTGCATGTTGAGCCCAATTATCTCTTTTTGAACTATACTTTTGCCAAAGGTCTAAAGTCTCATCAACTAAAGGCTTACCTGAAAGTTTCTTTTTTGCGGTATATGCCATCTTAGAATTTAACTCCTACATAGTCAACCAATCAAGGAATTTCTTTTTCTTCTTTTTATCATACTTTTCTTCGTCATATTCCTTGAATCTACAAGGTTTAGCTCCATCAAGTCCTGTCCATACAGCATCCATAACATCGTCGTGACGACCCCTTGGATATGACAAGAATTCCTGTTGGCCTTTTATATCTTCGGGTCTCCAATAAAATTGCTTTCTTGCAAACATTGGTACCAAAGACAATAAACGTTCTGATTTTCTAGTTCTAGGTTTTACACCCTTTTCCAATCCGGGTATGTATAACCCCCTTTCTTTCATTATATCTCTAACTCCTACTCTCAAAGCCTCCTGATACCCAGTTGTCTCTATTTTCATTCTTCTAGGTTTATATTTCATATAAGCATCTATTATTATTCCAGGTTGCTTTGAAGGAGATACTCGTTCCCTTACTATATCTATAACATACTTATTATTCTCATTATCTATTCCTATAGTAGCTATACAAAAATAATCTGCCCTTATTGATAATGATGAAGCTGGGTCTACTCCGCAATATACCTCTACGGGTATAATCTTTTCCTCATCATCTATTTGCCTAACTAAACAACCCTGACCATTGCGTATCTCAAAATCATTATGATGCAGTTGCATCCATTCAGGTTTAAAAGGAGCATTATCAGGGGACTGAGCTATATTCATATATTCCTGATAAAATCCATTTAGATTTCCAATACTAGCAAACTCATCTTTAATTTGCAAGATTCGTTCCTTTGGAAATCTTTCAGGCCAGATACTCTTCTCATCTTCATCCCAAATACTATACCATAGTACATGCCAAGCTGAAGACTGTTTTATCCAATATAAGAAGCAATCTTCTGATATAACGGTGCCTATCAATACAATTTTACCCTCATCTGACAAAGAAGGTATAACAGCCTCTGTAACCCACTTTTTATTCTTTGCCCTAGCTTCTGGAGTATACGCATTCAACTCAGATTCAAAATCGTCTATTATAATAAGATTAGGTCGTGTATCCCCCTCAATAAAACCCCTAACTCTCTGTCCAGTACCCACAGCTACTATTCTAGTGCCATTAGCAAGTATAATATCATTATTAGTCCATCTCTTAGCTGTAGTAGGTCCCATATCTCCAAATAACTCTGAAAACTTCTCTGAATGCCATAAATGATACTTTATCCTAGATAAGAAATTAATCGACTGCGATTGTGACTCTGATATAATAACAATAAACAGGTCTTCATCACTTCTCTTAAAGGCAGCCTTCCATAGGGGAAATATAAGAGAAGTAGTAGTACTCTTAGCAGTACCACGAGGGGCCGCTATTGCGACCCTTCGCTGTTCGTTATCGGATAAGGACTTGTATATATCGAAGTGGAAAGGAGGTATCTCCTTTCGGAGGGCTGTTGGGAAGCAGTACCTTCCAAACAATGCCATATTAGTATACAGTTTCTTTAGAGCTTGTTTTTGTGCATAGCGTTCTTCGAAATCACTCATCTAACTCTTTAGTAGTCGTTCTAGATGCTTCTATATGCGACTCCTCTTTAGTAATATCATCAATAAGAGTAACAGACTTAGATTCTATCTTATCAACAGTCTTAGTCATATACTTCTCTTTCATACCGTGCATATCCTGAAGATTCTCTACTGCACGCATCATACTAGGAACATCTTTCTTGTCCTTAGCTACGGATATTGCACTTTCAAGCAAATCAAGAGTATACTTCTCTGTTAACCCGTGTTCATGCAATAAATTCTGTAATTCTTCTCGTACCATCTTTTTAAAGACCTCCGATTTCATAGTTCTCTTCCATTTACGTCTTTGAGAACTTGTTACTGCTCCTAAAGCCCATTCAATAGCTAAATCATAATCTGGCTTTAAAGCAAACATCTGAGCCAAGTTTTTCATCTTATCTTGGCCTGATTGTACTTCTATATAACTTTTCCCAGTAAATGTGACGTTAGTTTTGCGACCCGCGACCACAAGTTTCTTACTAGGATATTTAGGATTATAAAAGGTATAGCCCCAAGGAAAACGCATGTATACGCTAACGCGCCCATCATCTGCCTCATACTCCGTCTTTTTGATGACCTGAGAAACATACTCGTCATCAGAGACGGCATAATCACCTTCTTTGGCTTCTTTCCAATATTTATAATTAATTTTCTCATTATCCGCTTCGTTTTTACGATAAACCCTATAAGAGACCAGCCCCTGGTCCTTATGTCTAATATCTATAG